GGTACAGTTGGGCACAATTAACTAAAGTTCCCCATTAAATCTTACGGTGCCGTTAAGTTCTTGATAACTTACCAATATGCTATTCCGTGCATGTACGTTAAACGGCCCACACCATGCATGGTAGTGGTGTGGGCCGTTAGGTGGTGTGCTATGTAGTTGTGTTCATACCAGTACTGCGTAGCGCATGTATGTGAGCCGCCGATACAGTGTTTGTCTGGTGGAGTCGTATATAACCCTTGACTCATCGATGCCCAGCTGCCGTGCGATAGCTAGTCCAATCACCTTAGGGTTCATGGTTTCAGTGGTGAGTGTGAATAGCCGTTCATCATCTGTCTGTATGAGTAGGTCTACGCGTCCTTCATTCCATCGCATGACTGCTACTAGCCACTCCATCAGAAGGGCCACGCGGGGAAAACGACACCCGCGATTGTCTGGGGCTGCGAGAGGTCCGCCTGGGCCTGTCCTACAAATTCCACGTTGATGATGTGGCGTCCGTGAATCCATGAACAGATGATGAATTCGACTGCATCCGAACCGCTGCGCCTAGCTGTGTGGCGATTCCTGTCGCCTACTCCATAGTCGTATGTGATGTTGACGGGTTTCAGGCTCTTGGCTGGCTTGTCGCCGTTCCAGACTGTTGCGACGTTGCTAGGCGTTACTGTCACGTCGTAGCCGTTGCCGATTGTGATGGTGGTGTATTCGTTCATGATGTCGTCTTTCTTGTCGTGTTGCTGGCTTTAGATTTCGTCGTCGGCGTAATTGCCCTGTTCAACGTAGAGTGCTCGCTCTACGTCGGCGTAGTTGGTGGTTGAGAACCAGTGAACGAGCCCTACTGATTCGTGGCATGCCGCCATGATGAATACACCCTCATGCTGTGTGGACTCGTATACCTGATATTCCATACCTGTGCTGTAGTTTGTTCCAGTTTCGATTGGATGTTCGGCACGATCGCTGGGCGCGTGTAGTCCGATTGAGTGAAGAGTCATGATGTGCCTTACTTCCAGTAGATGCGGGTGAGTGTGGTTTTGCGGTAGATGGGGATGAGCCCGAACAGACGGTAGACGTAGACGGTGCGCTGAATCATGATTACTCCCCCATCAACTGATCGAACGAGCGGTAGCCAAAACGGGAGTACAGAACGGATTCCATCGTTTCCAGTGAGGTCCCGTTGATGCTTGTAATCAGGATGAGTGATTCCTCAGATACGCCCGCTTCAATGAGGTAGTCCCATGCGGACTCCCAATCGATGATGGGCTGCGCTTCTTCTTCCTCCGCCTCAGCCTCAGCCTCAGCCGTTACAGCGCCACAGCGCGGGCACCTGGGCTGAATCTCGCCATCAATGACCCACTCTGCGTGTCCATTAGTTGCGCAGTAGTCAACGTGGCCCTGCTGGACAACAGTGTCTGTCCAGTGAGCGTCAGCGGGAGCGGCTACGGGGAATGAGTTTGCGAACGGGTTAGTCATGATCTTGTCCTGTCTAGTGGTGTGGGTTAGCGGGTTGCAGTGGGCCGTGCGGGGATCGCAGTTAGCTGTGCGGGGCACCACTGCCTAGCGGTGTTGTTAACGTGCGAGCAGTTGCGGTTGTGGATTCCGTGGGCTGTGCGGGTGGGGGTTGCAGTGTTCATATCGTGTCTCCTGTGTATGTAGTGCGCACTAGCGCGATTTCGTAGGGCAAGCGCCCTAGCTTCAAGCATCGGGCCTGTAGTGATTTAGCGGACTTCTGTGTAGCTACGGGGAAAATCTCGCCTGTGTAGTGATCCTGCAACTCCCACCCATAGGTGGAATCATGCGAGATAACTAGGTTTGCGAGAATCTCCCACGGGGCAGTGTGCCCGTAGACCCCGATAGCGGGGAGTGATGCGCGGTAGGTTTCCTGCGCTTCGATGTCTGACCATTCCATGGTTAGACCCTTCTGTTAGTGGGTTGACTGTGACTGCGTGGAATGTGGATTCGATTTTCAATGTGCCTGTGCGGGCCGGTTTCACCTGAACCAGTTCCGACCGCCGTTCGGATGCTACGCAGTAAGCATAACAAACGGGGGTTATCCACAGGGTTATCCACCGTTTTGGCCTAGTTATCCACAGTTTCGCGTGAGTTATCCACAGTTTGGCCTAAGTTATCCACAGCTGCGGGCGAGTTATCCACAGTTTTGGCCTAGTTATCCACAGGTTTTGGGAGTTATCCACAGGCTTGAACCTGAGCGTAAGCTGATGGTTAGGTAACGGTAATGTAACGAAGTTATCCACAGGGTTATCCACAGGGTTATCCACAGGGTATAGTTATCCACAGGGTTATCCACAGGGTTGTGGATAACTAGCTAGGCAGCCGAGATAGTTGTTTGGCGAGTAGTTCACCCGGTAAGTAGTTCACTTGGTGAGATACCAAATATTTAAGAAACTCGGCGAGCTACCGAAAATCCGGGATTTTCCTATAATGCCTCAAAATTTCAAAGTTGAGTCCAAAGTTTGAAAATCACTCCTTTTGAAAACCTGAAGCTCGCTGCAACGCAAAAGTGTGGGGCCGATTTCTCGACCCCACACTATTGATTTTCAATTTTCTGTTTTCCCCATTCAGTACCACGTTGTTCTAATGTGGTTCTGAAATGGCGACTGCATGTGCCCGTAGAACACTGCCTTCATCCATCCTGCCTGTCTGTCTTGTGTGGGCTCTTCATCCCGTGCTGCGCTCGGTACTGAGCTTCCCATTCGTCTAGGCTCTGACGCAAAGTTGCCTGGGTCTTGCCAGTAGGCAAGTGCTCTGTCTGCTGTGGCTCTGCCTGAGGGCGTGTCGTCGTGCATGCTACTACCAATGTTATGATGCTGAGGAATACTACTATGACTGTTGTGTAGAAGATTACTAGGCTAAGCCACTGTGGCATGTTCACCCTTTCGTTTGCCCGATTAGCTAAACGATAACACACCCGCAACCTAAACTGCAAGTTGCGGGTGTGTACTATCTGCGTTCGTTAGTACAGGTCGACCCAGGCGTAGGCCTCGGTGGCGTCCTTGCGACAGAACACGACCCGGTCCGCCGTACCCGCACCGGCTTGCACAAAAGCGACCACGCCGCGGTACGTTGACGAGGCAGCGGGCAATGCTCCCGAGTCGTACAGGCGGATGCCTTTGACACCGCTGCTGATGGTGCCGAAGAGGTTCGCGAGTGCGATGGTGCGCACTGTTAGCGAGTCAGCGGTGAGGTACGCGGCGGCGGCGATCGCCTGGATGCGGGTGCCGCTGGTGCCCATTCCGACTACACCGTTAGCAGGCGTGGCAGGGTCGGAGAATCTCACGCCGCCCTGACCCCACTGCCCTCCGGGGATATCTATCGTGAGGGCCGTTGCCCCCTGGTTGATGATCTGCGCCGGGCGCTTCTGCGTGTTCAAGTGTCGGTCAATAAGCGTGTTCGTTGTCAGACCCGAATTGTCGATAAAGGCAGGATCCGACGACGATGCCACCGAACCGTGGAGCTCGCAGTAGCAGTTGCCAACACCGGATGCAAGAATGACGTTTGTACCCCGGTAACCCTTTACACCGATAACGCTATTACGCGATTGCTGCATATCAACGCCAGCGTCAAGGTCTGTCAGGTTTGTACCTTTTCCTGGAATAATGCCGGTGAACAGGTTGCCGCCAATCTGTTGTGCAGTTCCTGATGGGTTGGTATAGCGAACATGTGACGTGCCCGTTGCCCCCGACACTTTACCGGTGTCAAACATCTGAAGATCGGAAAGAACTATCCCATTCCCTGCAATTGCGAAAATAGTTCCGTTTGTAGGTGCGTGCAAATATTCTACAAGCGGCGCACCAATGTAGTTGTCATGGGGCGCTTGTAGACCGTTGTCACGAATAATTACTGCCCCTGAGGCACCGACACTAGCCCCAGCACTAGACCCCTGTAGTTGTAGTCCTGTAATTCGGTTGCCATTAAACGCTCCCTGGGCAATCAAATACGGCACATTGTTTGCTGCCGCGCTCGCTGGCTCCATAGCTATCAGCGCATCAAAGTCGCTCATTTCTGAGCAACCTAGATCAAATGCAGCTCCACCAGTATTCGATACCGTGATGTGGTGTACCCACCCGCGCGTATACGATGTGGTCGGATCAAACGCTAGACCCTTGTTAGCCCCTGTGGCATCGGGTGCCCCGCTTCCGACAAGTCTAAACATGCCAAACTCGCTCGCTTCCAAATTATACCCGACACCTGTCAGGTCAAGAACTGGCCCTGACTGTGAGGTTGCAACGAGTCTAGAGTTAGCCGGGCCTTGACCAACCATTCCGCACTTAGCGGTGGCTGGCCATTTAAAGCCTGCTCCTACGGAAATGTCGCCGTTGTCTAGAACAATCTTTCCGGGGCTGGCACCCATAATTGCGTGCGCTGCTGCGAGTGTTGCCACCGCGCCCGACATTGTGGTTCCGGTGTTTGTGTCATTGCCGTTAGGCGAGACATACACAATCTTTGCCGCGCCTGATTCAAACGTTTCTTCGATGCGCGCAATGTCTTCTTCAAGATAAGTGGGATCGAAACTTCCTACATCACCCTTGTCACCTTTATCACCCTTGTCACCTTTAGGACCCTTGTCGCCCTTTTCACCTTTATCACCCTTGGGGCCTTGATTGATGGTGATAATGCCGCCACTTTCATCAACGGGTGTGACTAGTGTGAGATCTACTGTTGAGCCTTGTGGGAGTTGGAAGTTGAAGCTCTTGAATGGGACGTACTGCCCGTTGTCGTAGAGACTGAAGCTTGCTTTCCAGGTCCAGTCAACAGGGCTGCCGTCGGGGTCATTCGTTGCGTACAGTGTGGTCTTAACGGTGCCGTCTGCATTCAGCTTGGCTATTACCGGGTCTGGCAGAAGCGTTGTTGGAGGAAGTTCTGAGGAAAGCTGAATGCTACTAGGTGCTGGCTCGAAACTGACTGTTCCAGTGAGTGGGTGTTCTGGCATGCCGGTGATGTAGCGGCCAACTACGATACCGTGTCCGAGTGTTTTCTGCATGACTAACCTTTCGCAACCAAAATGCCAAGAAGAACCAAATTCACCAATGTAACCAACCCCGCCACACCATATGCCCACCGGTTCACAGTGCTAACCGACTCAACATCGTTACGAATAGCACCAATCTGCGCGTTCGTTGATGCCGCAAACCCCTGCGCATCAAACGTCACAGGCTTGCCGTTGCCGTCGTAGATGGGGTTTCCGTCCTCATCCTGTGCCGGTAGCGGAGCCTTCCACACTGCCTGTTGAATGAATGGCCAGTCAGGGTGACCTGGCGGAAAGGTGTTCACGTCACGGTAAAACTCGAACATGGCATCTTTAACGTCTTGCTTACTCATGTCGTCCTCTTCATCTAGATAAAGCTCGAAATTGAGTGTGTCTCTGAATGGTTTACTAACATCAGCCCTCAGGGTTACATGGACGTGAGGGCCATAATAATATTCCTCACCCCACCCTGACGCACCACTAATGAATATGCCTGTTTGTCCGCGACTTACTCGCTGCCCAGCATTGCCGTGAATCCAGTAGCCGTGGATATAGTCGATGACTCTGCCGTCATCCATGTATAGCTGTAGTCGTCTGCCTTCAGCACCGCCAGGGTTGTTGTCAGCTAGGGCAATCATGCCGTCACCTGGCATTCGACAGTCTGTGCCAAACGCTGTCATATAGTCCGTGCCAGGCTCCGCACTGCCACGGTCGATGTGATCCTGCCAGTCATCAGACACGCCTACATCTGCGGGTGTGACATACATCAGACTATGCGCTCTCTGATTTCATCCATGCCGAACATGGGTGTCTGTTCCATTGGTGGCCGCTTCAGAAGCCACACCTTAATCTTTGTCCTGTCACCCACGCGCCAGGTAAGAAGAATGCCACCCTCTTTGGTGACAAAGTTTGTGCCGCGCGTATTAACGTGCAGCACTGCAACCTTGCCTTCCATTGAATACATAATGCCCAAGTCATCCGGGTGCATTACCGAAATGGTGTCACCTACGACGATGAGTGACGGATCGATGATTCTTGGAAGGTTTTGCATGTGTACTCCTGTACCAGAGAATGAGCCCGATTAGTGGATATGCGACACTGAGAATGTATTTAACTGTTCGTCCGATTGTCATCGTTTGAAAACCTCCATGAAGGCGTTTCGTGTTGCCGGATGATCGAACCTAGTTCTGTCCTTACGGAATGCTGTACGCAACATCTGCAATGGCTTGTCCTGTGGTGTGAAGAGAATTCTACCCTCACGCATTCGCTCAGGCGTGAGCACGTAGATATGTTCATCACTCACACCCTTCTTCTGCACATAGTAGAAATTAGTAACTATGTCATACCAAAGACTGAACTTTCCTCCCTCAACATCGAGTGAGAAAAGGTACCTAGCCCTGCTGGGTTTAGCACCAATAAGGAACTTATGGTTATCCCTGAACTGGTTACCAACTGCATAGTCTGCGTATTCAGTGCCCTTGATGAAGCCGCCAAACTTTGTGGTGTAAACCTCAGACGTGAACGCTGCATCATCAATGAAGTGTGCAACAACAAATCCGCCATACAGCTTTGTGAACCCTTCTTCGTCGGCTTCATCCGGGTCAAGCTTGTACTCGATAAAGTAGGGGTTTTCAATCCTCACACTGTTGGCGAGGAACAACACCCTAGTCTTATCTTTGTACCTGTCTACCGTGCTGAAGAAGTTGTTAAAGATCTGTGCTTCATTCGGCAGATAGTGAGTTGCAGACTTCTCAAGAATGAACTCATCAAAGGTGATCTTCTTCACCCTAGGGAATGCTACAGACTTATAGCTCTGTGCAACCGACAGCGCGAGGAAGTAGCCAATGGTGAACCATTTGCGGCCCTTCTGGTCGCGCGTTTCGATTGGTGCCATTTGGGCTTCATGGCCCATATGCCTGAAATCCCATTCTGGGAATTCGTGCTGCACGTCGGCAAAGTATGTGTCTCTTGAAAGCTTTAGCTCTTCCTTGTACCGTCTGAGATAAATGAATTGGTCGCACATATCCGGGTTTTCCAGGTGTGTGCGAATAGCCATTTTAAGGTCAAGCTTCTTTGAGCCATATGTCTTACCGATGCCTCGCCCGCCAATAGCGAAGTTGTATACGGCGTTGTACGACAACAGTTTGTTGAAGTTGTAGTATGACGTGATCTTTGGCGCACTCACGGCACTACCACATTCTCATACGTAGCCATAAAGGTACGAGGGTTAATGTGTGTTCCTGGATTACTCCATGTTGGCCCGCCACCCGGATTGGCAATATGCGTTTCCCAGTGAAGGTGGTTACCCTGACTAGATCCAGTGTTGTTCACCTGGCCAACAATGTTGCCCTTTTCAATGTCCTGGCCTTGAGTCCATGATGCCGGTGACACCATATGCGCATACAGTGTATAAAGCTGCCTACCACCAATCACCCCGTGATTGATGATTACGTGATTACCAAACCCTGAATGAAACACTGACGGATCATTGTAAATAGTGCCGCCCGCGCTGGCAGGAATGTCCACACCCAGAGCAATGCCAAAGTCTATGCCCTGATGGATTTTACCGTTACGTGGCCCGTACTCACTCGTTACCGTAGTGGTTGGGAATGGCCAGTCGAACGTCTGATCCGTAGGGCCTGGCCCTGGCCCGGGGCCAGGGCCAGGTTCAGCACCGCTCAGAATCCACACTTCAGCACTCGTAGGGTTGGCAGTGTATCTCTCGCCGTTAAGCGTGAGCCAGAGTTGATCCCCAACCTTGTGAATGTAGGAAGTCACACTATTACACCGTGATCCAGGTTCCAGGCGTGCCCGCAACGCTGCACACAAACATCGTGTGACCGGCGCTAGGTGCGTCTGCCCAGAAAACGTGACCCTTACGCCAGGTGCCCGTCGTCGGCACACTGGTACGCACAAGCCGACCCATCTGCCAGGTAGGATACTGTGACGTGCGAAGCTGGTTACCAGAGTCGCTAATCACACCTTCCGAGAGCTCCAGGTTTGCCTGTGTGAATGGCCCGTCAGCGGCTGCGGCTGAATAGCCTGTGCCGAAGAAGATTACATCGTGAGGCGTGATGTAGTCCTGATCCAAGAACTCCACTTTCAGGGAGCGGATGAATGACTTGTAGGTGAAAGCGTCCCGAATCCTGAAGTAGAACGGGTTAGTTGTGGTGATTCCGTTGAAGATCACCTTGATGTTGAACACTCCAAAGTTGATACCTTTTGCAGCGTCAAATCTCATCAGTGACCGTTCAGAGCCGGTGAATGTTGCCGTGAGCGTGACGGTTACGTCGAAGGTGTCAATGGTGAGATACTGCACATCACCCTTGTCACGCTGCACTGACGCAATGTGCGCATCAATAAGCGTACCCTTGACAGAGCCAATGTTGATGCGACCCGCGTCAGCATCGTCTACCGCGAGAATGGGTGCGTACACTCCACGCGCCACAATTTCACCGATGGTGATATTGCCGCAGTCGCCAAAGAAAACGACTGGGCCTGTAGCCCCAGACTTACCAATGTGGATGATCTTACCGATAGAAGCGTAAGAGCCATGCCGGAAGCCTGCTGAGCTATTGGTGCCCTCATAGATGATTTCGCCAACGCTGCAATTGCCGGCTGCGACAACGTATAGTCCGTTGTCTTTGCCGTTCGTGGCGAGAATCTTACCGATGATGTTTGAGCCGATAGAGTTGTCTACGACTGTTGACGTGACATTGTTGCTGATGACTGCATCAATGACGTTGCGGGTTGCCGAACCGCTGAGTACGAAAGGTTGCGGCATTGAGTCGTTCGCGGTGTTGCCATTGTTCACAAAGTCGTCAGCGACAACTTCGGAAATAACGTTGTCGGTGCCGGTGATGTAGACGCCTCTGGTCAGCCATGCCAGGTCAGTACCGCTGAGCATGTTCTTGACAGTGATCTTACCGAAGCGGTTACCGTTACCAGAAATCACAAAGCCGTCATGGGGCGACCTGTTCGCAAAGTCAATGGAAATGTCACCAGAGTCAACGTTCGATGCCGAGCATGTAAGGAAATTGGCCTGCGGGATGCCGTTGTACACAAGCGTTGCGGCAGCGTCCATGTTCCATGCTGACGTGAGCGTCAACACTGTTGCCGGGTATCGACCTCCTGGGAAGTAGACGCCCTGTTTTGTGCTTGCGGCGTAGGTGTCTGCTGCCTGAATTGCGTTCGTGTCATCCGTGATACCGTCACCAATGGCACCAAAAGATTTGACGTTGACGTATCCGCCATAGAGTTTGTCTGTGACTTCGCGGGTGAGACTGTCGTTGTCATCAAAGATTCCGGCAACGATGGGATCGTTCACGCCTGATGCGGAGTTGAGAATCTCATCGATGATTGCATTCATCTCGTCAATGAGTCTGTTAATCTCACTAACGAAAATGTCTGACACATCATCAAACCCGTTGTTGACTGCTGGAACAAGTGTGTTGTTGATGTAGTACCGCATCCCCTGAAGAATCTGAAGATACGTCATGCCGTCACGATAAGTGAACGGTGTGATGTTGGGCGTAGGCCCGTATGCGGGGACGTATGGCGGGATCAGCGCGATACCGTCCTCAACGGGAGGGACTGGTGGAATCGTTGTGCTCATTTTATTTATACCCATCCGTAGGCGTAGGGGTTGTTCTGGACGTATGCGTCACCATTGTTGTGCAACATCATGAAGCAGTCTTTGATTTCATCGATCACCATAGTGTCAATGTTTAGAAGACTATTGCGGTAGACCATCAACAGGTTTGCCGGGATGCCTTGGTAGCCCGTAACGTGTGATGTTGTGTCACTCTCCGTGTTTGACTTTGAATCACTTTCCTGTGTGGAAGATGCGTCAACGTCACTGTCAGAGTTTGAATCGACTGCTGATGTTGCGTAATCAGCATTACCGGCAAGTGCTGTCTGCGGAAAGTTGAGATTGGTTGCGCGTGACCCTGCTGCCGTTTTCGTTTCCGCCACGTTGTTGGCGTTTACTTCTTCAGTGCCTTCAACAGTGGTGCTACCCACACTTGTAATGTCCATTGTCAAGAGCGGGTCAAACTCAAGCTCTTGTGACAAATACAACTGATTGTAGTACGGCATGATCTGATCCATTTTCTTGCGAAGAATCAGAGTGAAGTTGTCGATTGTTTCAGTGCCGATTTCCTGATTGTAATATTCGTCAATGATCTTTCCATTGAGAATCTTACGGTAATCGTTGTTGAACAGTGGGTAGTATGCCAGTCCAATTTCGTTGTAGTTGGGAAGGGTGGGGAGCTTCCCGTACACAACTTCCTTATACTTAAGCTCGCCATACGTCTGTTCGTAATCGCCAGGGTCCGGCGTGGTGCCGTAAAGCTGTGCAATCACATCTTTAAGCTGAATAGTGAATGTCGCCATTAGTCCGCTTCCTTTCCCTGGTCACTGTCACTGGCTTCGTCGTTTGAGTCGATGCCGTTCTGCGCTGCTACGGCTTCAGCCATTGCCTCAACCTCAGTGTTGTAGTCAACAGTGATGTTCAGCCCGAATGTTTTATTGATGTGTTCTAGGCCCTGCTGACGTGCCTGTAGGGCTACGAAACGCAACGAGTCTGTCTGTGCATCGTTGGCCCCGACTTCAGCCTCTACAAGCCTTTCCTTCTTGTCTTGATTGGCGTTGTCGATTCCGAGTAGCCCCATGCATTCATTCCACCAACGAGTACGCATGATGCTGAGCTTGTCGAAAAGGTCTGGATTAATGCCAAGATCAATTGCCGTGATGTTGTCCATCATTGCAGCATCTTTTGGCTGAATGACGTTTACGCCTTCATCCATCTGCCTAGCAAGGTTCACCATTGACAGTTGCGTGTTAGTGGTTGACGATACGACTTTGTTCTGCCTTGCGTTGCGGGTGTTGATTTCAAGAGTCATATCTGTCGTTGCCAGGCGTGAAGCGTAAAGTCTCACAGTGTCAAGCTCTGACTGCCGGAAGTAGTTAGGCCAAATGGGGAAGCCCTGCCGTTTAGCATCTTCCTGCTTAGCTTCAACGAACGGGATAAATCCGCTTAGCTGCTTGGGCATGAATGTTGTCTGCCCTGCAATATCATTGATCCGTGATCCTGGGCCAATAATTGTGTAAGCAACGGGCCAATCCATGAAGTTAACGTAGCCTGTTGCACTTGCTTTCACTGCAAGGAGTTTATCATATTCGTCATCCCAATAGAAAATGACAAGCCCGTTCAGAAGCATGGTAACTTCAATGAAGCGAGGGTCGATTGACTCTGGCAACCCTTCCCACTTGAAGCGGTTTACTGCAAGCTCTGAAATGTTACGTTCAAGATTGCGCTGAATGATCTGTTCACGCTGAAGCGTGGGGCTACTTGCGAAGGGTGACGGTGCCCCGAACAATGCTGCATTGTAGAAGTAGTCAAGACCGCTTACACGCCTGGCCATTAGTAGCTCACCCCTGGGAGTGGTGCGTTGTCTGCAAAGTCAACAACGCCAATGTCTGCTGGATTTACCCAGACTGTGAAACCCTTCTCCATGATTCCTCTCAACACTTGCTTGTGACCTTCTGGAACCATAGATGAAGAAATATAGGCTTCCGTCATCTTCCAATAGGTGAATTTGGTCATCACCATAAGCGACTGCGGTGGCTTGATGAACGAGCGAATAGCGTACCCAAACCTGAGCCAATAGTCGCCAATAACTCGCATTGCAGCGGCGTCAATGAATTTCCAGCGAATACTGAACTCCATTGTGCCGTTAGCAATGTTTGTGGCATCCCCGCCGAACTGCCCACTCATGCTGGGCTGAATCATTTCAGCATCCTGCACCATTGCATTGATGCCTGCAATCGTGTTGGCGTAGTCACCCTTTGAAGCGAACTGTGCCAGGTCTCGGTTCGTGTCACGCGACATTGCAGACTGCTGATTCTGCAAACTATTTGTCTGGCCTAGGCCAAGATTAGAAATGGCCGCAGCTTCAGAGTTGTGCTGTGCCTGCACGCCTGCGTTAATGATTGAGGTTACGCCATTTGCGGTTGCGCTCAATCCACCTGCCGTTGCGCCTACCGGCCCACCTGGCACTCCTCCAATTGTCCCTGAAGCAAAGCCGCCAAGTGCCCCAATCGATGCCTGGCCAACAATGTTGGCATTCTGACTTACAGCCTGATTACGCGCGGTCTGCTGTGCAACCTGTGTCACGTTTTCAGATGTTGCAATGCCGCTTGTCGCAATATTGTATGACGCGCTCGCAGAGCCCAGTGCCCGCTGCTGAGTCCATCCGGCACTATTACGCTGATGCTGAATGCCGCTTGCGTTAGACGCGAGGTAGCTCAGTGCCATGCTGTTAACGACGGGGAGCGCGGGAAATCCTGCAATTTGTGTCATCATATCGAGATAGTCACCGAAGTCATCTCCGGTACTACTCTGTAGGTCATAAAGAAATGTCTTGAGCTCTGGCGTCATTCCCGGAATACCGTCAAGGAACGTTGAGTATTCAGCGTTGCTCATCCCTGAAATTGCTTCAGGCTCACGCCCGTCTGAATTATACGACCTTGGAGTGAGTTGCACACGCTGATTGGGTGGCATGTAATTAACGCGCTCAAGCACGTCAGCATCGGCGCTGTTCCACACTTCAGGGCGAAGAATTACCGGCGTTGCAGACCATGTTGTAGCTTCAAGCACCATGTATGGTGTGGTAAAGAACTTCTTCAGATGACGATACTTAGGGTCAATCCAATTGATGATTTCACTACTGTTACGCCAATTAGGAAGCATTTTATGCTTCTTCGGGTATGCCTGAAGAGTCATAAGAAACTGTGGCAATGACGAATCAGCGTCGTACTCAAATACTGGGTTATATCGAGTAATCTTAGGAAGAATTGAAATGGAGATAATCCCCTGCGTAATCCAAGGGTAGTCACTCATTTGACTAAGCCAAAACGTAAAGTCGTTGACTGTTGGGAATACGTAGAACGCGGCCCCTGATGGCAACCCTTGAATGTTTGACCCGTGTGGTGTTTTCAGTGACGGGTCAACAATTGTTCCTGGATCTGCGAGCAAATCCGTTGACGACACCACAATTACGTCATGCTCATATTGCAGAGTTGTCGTGCTGAGCGAAACGATTTCCTCAGTACGCTTTGCAATAATGCGATACTCGTTGCCAATGTCCAATCCTTCAGGCACCGTGAGATAATCGCGGCCGTAATTGTTGAATTGATTTGTGTTGGCAATTCCGATATGGCCACGCTCAACATAGCAGTTGCCTATTGTCACATCGTAAACGTAGGTCTGCCACACATCAAGCTGCACCCTGAGTCGGGTTGTCTGCGGGTTGATGTATTCACAGTCGAGAATGAAGTAGTAGAAGTCTTTCTGCAAATCATTCGGAATGGGCATCAGCGGATTGGATGCCCGCAGATAATTGTACCTATTCACCCTGTTGTACGGGATTGGGAGGAATACGTCTTGGTTTGGCTTGGCATACGTGGTGTTGGTCAGCCTAATTCCTGCTGACTGCAACGAGTTAATGTATGTGTTGAGTGCTGTCTTATCAGCGAACTTAACTACGTCCCTGTAGTCATTGTTCCAATTGACATTGACAAGATCGATCTGTGTTCCCGCGGTCCACACGGAATAGTCAAAATCTGACCCTGCCGTATAGACATTCGGCGGACCATCAATTCCGGTTCCCATTTATATAGATCCTTTCAGGACTCTATACGAAAGTGGGGAGTGCTCCGTTCGGACACACTCCCCACCGTCACATCGGTCTACTTCTTGTCGTCGGCCTTGGACGCCTTGGAGGCATCGTCAGCGGCCACAGGCGGGTCAGGAGTGACCTCCGGGTTGGGCCACGGCTGGATGATGTCACCCGCCACTCCGAAGCTCTTGGTGACCGGTGTGGGGGTTCCGTCGAGGGCCAGCACGTTGATGGTCACGTTCGCTGCGGTCTCGTCTGGGCCGATGAAGAGCGACCCCTCATTCCTCACGTAGCTGAAGTCCGAGAGGGCTCCCACGAGGTCCAGGTCGAGCGCTGAGACCCCGCCAGCGGGTGTGGTGACACCCTCCACCGACACGTCATACAGCACACCACGGAGAATGTTGGTGGTAGCAACATTTCCAGCCTTGTCCTTCACCGTAATCGCGCCAATTGCCGTGGTAGGCGTAGGCGTTTCGGTAATGACCGTGGTGGGTCGGGTGCTGCTGAACATGACAAGAGGCACAAAGCGGGATGCGCTCATAACCTGCCAGTGATGCAGCCAATAGTTCGTAGTGAGCTTTGCCGGGTTGAACTGAGAAGTGGTCTCAATCAGGTTATCCGCAACCACAAAGAAGTCAGACGTGGTGAGGATCGCCTGAAGCCCGTCAATACCAAAGTAGCGCTCCGGAACAACAATCTTACGGTTGTTGACCTGAGCCTTATCGATATTGAAAGCGCCCGCGAGAGCTTCAACATCCATTGCCGCATCAGCGGTGGCCGTGGTGATAAGGATGAGCTTATCCGGGTTAGCCGCTACCGGCATACCTGCCGGGTTGTACAGACGCGAAATGAACGGGAGGGTGTTGTTGAATTCACGAATCCGTCGCAGAAGTTCGCGGGACTCAACTTCGCCAGAAGCGGGGTCACCAACATCCGGGACATTCTGAATGTGGTAAGCCTCAGCCTTGTCGAATTCCTTGAAGAGGTTCATCATCAGAAGGAATTCGTCGTTCTGGTCAGAAGTCTGCGGCATGCTCATGACGTTGGCGAGGAAAGATCCAAGCTCGTTGTTGAGAAGCGCCATGCGAAGGCCAGGCTGATTGACCGTGAAAGCGTAACGGTCACGACGGTTGATCTTGTGGAAGGAAGTCTGAGTCTCGAACGGGTGGTGCCCGAAGATTTCCTTTTCAAGCTCATCACGGTCAAAGTCGTAATCAACGGCTTCCAGAAGGCCGTTCATCACTTCTTCAATCGTGTCACCATTCTGAAGCGCACCAATCTTGAACGCTGCAAGCGGGTTAGTCCAAATGGTGTTCTTGAAAAGCACAAGCCCAATGCGGTTGACAAGAGCGTCAACAACCTGATTACGCCCAGCCTGGTAATCCCAAAGCTGAGCGATAGTTTCTGCGACATTGGCCTGAGTAGCCTCAGGGATGCGGGCCTGATACTCACTGCCAAGAGAGTTGCGAATGGCGTTAAGCCAATCGACGTTACTCGCCTTGTCAATAAGCGGTCGAATGTTCTTGACCACGATGAACCTTTCTATGCAAACATATCGTCAAGTGTAATTGACGATGAATCGGGGAGTCCTGTTTCCGCATCAATCTGCGGTTCTGTCTTTTCTGCGGTTCCAGGAAGCCTGTTCACAAGGTCCCAATTGGCTGCCTTCGTGTCACGGATTGTGCTATCCCTTTCGGCAATAGCGGCATCTTTGTCACTAAGCTGTGTTTCCAGCTGACCAATTTTGGCTGTGCCCGTACTGATTTCCTGATTGTGAAGTTTCAGGATTTCCCCGACAACTTCGGGAAGGTCAAGGTTTTCCTGACCTTCCAATCCGTTAATGTAATCCTCAACAATGCCCATTGTTCCCTCTTTAACTTTCCATATAACGAGAGCGAGGGGAGGCCATTGCTGACCTCCCCTCTAATCGGGCATCCGGTGAGTGACCTCAACAGGTTGCAGCCCCATGTTACCACAGGCACGACTCAACGTGTGCGAATCCCGGGTAAGTCGTGACACCCATTCCGGCACCCTCTAAAGGATGACTGCCCGATTTTATTGATGCTACTTCTTCGCAGAAGTAGCCGTTTCGGTTGCCTCTTCAGCTTCCGCTGCGTCGGCAATGGCGGCAGAGCCACCCTTGATGCCCTTGCCCTCCTTGTGCTTCGCCGTCAGCGTATACGTGAGAATGACCGTACCCGACTTGATATCGCGGCCCTTCTCCGTCTGACCCGTAATGGTTACACCGGAGTTATCCACCTTGCGCAGACGTGCCGTGCGGTCAACGAGGTGCGCAGCCTTGCGCACCCACGTTTCATGCTTGGCCTGCTGATTGGCCGGCACGTCCACCGCGAACGCGGGGGTGTAGTCCTCACCATTCTCTGCCGCGAATTCTGCCACATCGTTGATGTAGGGGTTGGCCTCTTCTGCGACTACGAAATCGACCTTCTGAAATCCCATGATGTTTCTCTTTCTTGTGGTGCCCGATTGGCGATGTGGGGAGGGAGGCCCAATGTGGACCTCCCTCGTATGACCTAAGAGTATCACACTCTCAATGCAGCTTCAACTCAAACGGCTTATCTCTCAGGATCACGCCACCCGGCACGGTCATGGGTTCCAGCTTTCCATGCAGCACCGTGCCATGTACGAGGTCATCAAACGTGAGTGATCCTGAGATTGCTGTGGGAAGTCCGGCAATACGATTTTCGTAATGCCCATCAGCTTTCAATTCGAGATACGCTTTGGGCCGAATGTAGTAGGCGTTCTGGAAGTTGTATTCCAACTTCCACGCCCCTAGGTCTGAGGGGTGGACCGTGATATTACTGGGAGGCTCATCCTGAAGTAGATGTAGCGAGTCTGTGTCTGCGTACGCAAAGTTTTCATAGTTGGCCTGTGCAGCCCTAATGGTGATATCACGCGCATAAGCCGTAATGAAAACACCCGCTGCCGTGTATACAGGTGGGCGCTGCTCTGGTACACCCCGAACAAGTTTGACGATTCCGTCTTGGAGAACAGGAATCTTTGATGTGACGTTTGGGTTTGAAGCGAACTTCCCATATAGAGAGTTAAGATGCAGCTTTGCAATCTCACGCTTACCACCTGTCTCGGACACTTTAATTGCTGTCCACTTGTCAATGTATTCATCGAACATACCTTGGTTGGCCCGGAACTTTAAGCCACCCTCATAAGCCAACACTTCAATGTCGTAATGGTCGTTATACAGTTTCCAGTCAACATTTGTGACTGTCATTGTCGTAGGCTCTTTAATCTCCCGCAGATACTCTGTACCCATGAAGAGGTTGTTACCCTTGATCTGAATGCAAGGAATGTGATTAGGCTTCAATTTCGCAAGAAATGTTACCGTGAAAATCACAAGCGGTCGCTGCTCTGTCGGCAACACTTCACCACGGCTGAAGTCAGGTCTGCCAAACGGGATGGGAACCATCTTCATCACTGACGGATACAGACTGTTCACGTCCAAGACAAGCCCGCTGCCCAACAAGCGACCTTGAAAGCGTGGGTCGGCGTAGGTGAATCCGCCACGGTAGGCGTGTCGAATAACTCGGTCAAGCTCGAAACTGAGTGTTGGAAAGATGTTGTTGAACTTTCCTAATCCGCTGAGTTTCTTATATTCGGCCATAGCATCACTCGCAACAGTGAGCTTACGCATTCCACTATCAAGCACAACTTTCATTGCTTGACCAAGAATCGCCACGTCACGACGGAGGTAGTCCTCTTCCTCTTCTGTAAGTGGCTGCCCTGGGGCGCGATAAAGCTCATAGTCAATATCACCCTTAGCCATTTCCAAATGGAAGCTTGTAGCAATGCGCCTCAGTGGCATGGGAAGCTTCTTCAACGAATCACGAAACTCTGTTTCATTACCATTAGACCATTTCACGGTCATGGCAAAGAACTTACCCTGATCCGAAATGAGAGTCTTAAAGGTGTTTTCTAAAAGTGATTCTTCTGTTGTGTGCGTGTATCCGTTGTTCATCAGATAGTCCAAGATGAACATTGCATCGAACTTCAGGTTGTGGAAGTAGCACGTTCCGGGCTGCTTAGACACTCGCTCAATGAATGTGTCAATCGTTAAACCGATTTCCACATTCTCATAGCAAGCTGAATCCACTGCTAGAAAGCCCCAAGCCCACACTCTTGTCCGACCTTCAATTGACGGGTCTGTGAGCGTTTCAAAGTCAGCACAGAAATCTATCTTGGCGCGTGGTCGATCATTTCTTACCCTTGATCTTTTCGGCCTAGCTGGTAAAACCTCGGATGACTTCGCTGGCTTCCTGATAGGGACGCTTGTTAACTGTTTTAGACTCTCCCCGGGGGAGGCCTTCAGCCCATGTAATATACTCTCCCAAGTCCTCTGCTGCACCTGCAATTGCCCTATCCTGCCATCTCTCTTTACGAGAACCGTCACTATTATTGTGTTCAAGGTTGTACTTCATAAACACTGCTTCACCAATGTTTGTACCGAACCAGAACGCATCAAACTGCGCATCACTGAGATAGGTGAGACGTGCCATTTCGTCATCGTCACCCATAATCTCTAACGCCTTATACAGATTCTCCCTACCTTGGCCAATCTTGCCTGCAAGATAGTTCGGCTTAATCTGATTAAGCAAATTCTCACTAAGAGACTTCAGTGCGCTACGTGAAGCCACGTCACTAGGGCTTCTATCAATCGTTCGATACGGCCCTTGCACAATGGCATTAGGACCCTCCGTAGCGTTCTGCTTGTTCTGAAGCGCTGTATACCCGGAAGGTGTGTCAATCTTGGCCTGTACGGCTTGGTATGCTTCCCTCGCCGCTGCCTGTGCCTGTTCACGCCTCTTATAGACGTACCACTCACCCTTAGTCGCTGGCGCGCCACCTGACAGCGCTACGAACTGATTACCCCTACGCATGAAGTCTTTAAGCTCGCTCAGATGCGATTGCAGCTGTTTGGCGTTGTACTGGTTTTCGATGCCAGCCCTGCGTCGTGGGTCGAATTCTGATCCGCCAACTTTTGCGCCTGTGCTTTTCTGTACTCGGTTGATTTTGTTGGTGACGGCTTGGCGGGCTTTCTTGAGCTCTGCTCTGAGCCGTTCAACCTCACTGGCCATTAGCTTGACTCTACAGCCATGTACTTGTCTGTATGAATATAGAACAACTCTTCAGTGTCAGGCCTGTAGCCGCAAGAGCATTCAGTCCATGAAGCATAGCTGAATTGCACATAGCGCCATTCGTGATCCGTAGCCATTAGTTCACGTCAATGTCACTACGAAGCATTGCGTCGATCAGTACAGCTTTAAGTACTTCATCGGTAATGTCGTATCTTGTACCGCGCTCAAAGCCGAAGATTGTGGCGAAAATGTCGTCCATGACAAGTTTCACCATGACACCAATTAGCGCGTAATCGTTCGCTTCACCAGTGATGGTGATGGTGTGAACCTTGTCACACTTTGCGCCACATATCCATTCGATATCGTAGCGGTCGAATCCTTCTATTCCGTCCAATGGCTGCAACCCTTTCTTATTTAGTTAGTCCCAAGCGTCGATTTGGTGAATGACTCTTAGGTGGTGGTTATAATCCGAATCGTTATCAAAGATTCGGTTACAGAATTCACAGGCAATTCGCTTAGCCATCTCGGGTGTCATGCGCTTTTCGATTTCAGCACGTATCCCATCGAACGGCCTGTCCATTATGGCTGGTCACCTTCGTGACCGGCGATTTTGTCTGTGATGTGTGGTGGCACAATTCCGCCTGTGTTGGGTCTTGCAGCCTTCAGCCACATAATGCATTCTTCAAGCTTCGTAATCGCTAGTGCCAATTCGCGCGACTTAGGCATATTCTGCAAGATTTCAAGATGAAGCTCTAGCTCCATAATTGCACCGTCAAACATTAGACTCCCATTCGCTCGGTTGGGTGCCGTCGTAGTGGTGCTGTCGCATCCGGCGCGCCTCGCGGTGAGTGATCGCCTCGTATCGCCAGCCGCAGGTACAGACGAGCACGTAGCCGAGCTTCGTGACGGTGTGCATCACTGGCTCCCATTCGTCGTGGTTTGTAGCCAAAACGGACCAGCCTAGAACAAACTAGACTGGCCCGTCAGGCGTGCCGATGACTCAGAACTTGAGGGTGAGGTATCGGAACTTACCCCGGTTGCCCTGTTCGACCGTCACGACAAGGGGCTCTTCCCACGTTGTGGGATCGCCCAGCACCTTGAATGCCTGCTGAAGAGAAATGGCGATACCCTTGGAAGCTGCGTGGTAGGCGTTGCCGTCAGCATCGATCAGCGTCGTGCGCACCGTGTCCTCAATGAGGCCCGTCTCATCGTTGGGGAACGAGACTGCCTGAAGCACCACGTCCACAACGGCGATTTCCTCGCCAACCTTGTCCAGAAGCGGGAGGGAGTTGTTGACAGCCTTGAGCATGGCCATTTTCTCGGCCCGCGTGTTGAGCTGAAGAGAGGTGTAGAATCCAGCATCCTCTTCAGTGATCTTGGTGACCTCGTTGGACGGGGCCTGTGTTGCTACTGCATCAGTCATTTGTTTTCCTTTTCTTGTGCCCGATTGGCGTATTGGATTGTTGATGTGGTGGCAGCGCACGAAGGACTCTACGGGGTTAACTGGGAGTTACCCTTTCAGTGCGAAAGCTCTTACCTAGTCCTAGACCACATCTACCGTAAGTAACCCCCTCACCTACGGTACAGGTAGGAGCTACAGTCAGCCAAATCAACATTTTAATAAGTGATGAACTCGTACATTGAGTTCCAGCGTTGAAGTTTGTTTGAATTGGCCCTAGCGTGTCCTGCCCTGCCGAACCAGTCTAGCACAGGGCAGCCCGGGAATGTGGGCCTGACCGGGGGTTTGTTTAGCGCACTTCTGCGCTTATACTCCTAAAGTATAAGTTACCGAACGGTCGGTCAGGAACGATCGTATACGATCATAACTGTACTACCCAGACGGTTAACTATGGGGTATGAATTAATTTTCCACTAAACGGTTATATGCTCAAATGTGCGTTAATAAATGGTGAACGTTCACTTTTTACTAAAAATTTTTCGCCTGAAATGGGACTTAATGTGCTGCTATGGACTCCACTTAACGTTTATATGCTCAATTCTAAGTTAATTGTGCCCAACTGTACCCTTC